GGGCCGAGCAACGCATCTTGATAGGCGGTAGTACGCTGCTTCAGCCAGGCCGTGACGCTCGCCTCAGGAAGAGGGCCACCATCACGCACACCTGGTTGAAAAGAGCTACGACAATTTGGGTGATAAGGGACGCCACCAAGATAGGGAATGCTGTGCCCGAGCGGTTCATGGGTATCGGCGGTAAAGCGGAGCCCATGTCTGGCCAAACATATGGTGCTAGTTTTACTGTCAAGTATACTAGTATGAATAATGATAAGCTGAGGGGTAGCATTCCGCATCGCCGTAGCCACATGGGCTTCCCCTACCGCATTGGTGACTTGCGTTTGCACGACGGTCGCCGCATCGGTACGTGCCCTGGCCATAATCCCATCCTCGAAGGCGTTGTCACTGGTGCCTTTGATGCGTGCCGTAAGTTGCGTGAGTGACTCCTCCAGGCTGACGCCGACGAGCAGCGAATCGCGTATCCGCTGACCGAGGCTCTGCCCTTGCCGCTCCCACCACTCGGCACCGACAGCACTGAGATCAGTAGGCCGTTGTGGTGTCGGAATGAGTGTCTCCGTCACGCCGCGTCTGAGTGCTGCCTCAGAGGGTAACGCTGGGAGCGTCGCTTCGCCTGTAGCCGCATTGACGATATCCTGCACGATACCCGCTTCCTGCCGGGCCAGACGGAGCAGCGCTGCCGTGAGCAAGGCCGCGAGCGCACTATAGCGATGACGTATCAGCGAATCGAGTTCCTCGTCCATCAGGCTCTCGATGGCCCGGCGACGGGCACGGAGGAGCGTCTCGTCAGTCGGATCACTCATCTTGAGGAGCGCAAGGATATCGGCTTCAAGGACGGTCAATTGCCGCCACACGTCGAGACGCAGGCCGGTCGCTACACGCTGCACCTGAAGCAAGCGCTCCGTCATCTGATCGGCAATCTGCGCATTGACGCTACTCGCCATAGGGCCTCTGGGCTACAACCGCCCCATCAGGAAGAGAATGATCACCACAATAAGTACAATACCTACAATACCGGAAGGCCCCCAGCTATACGTATGATAGCCCCAGGTCGGTAGACCACCAACCAGCAGGACGATCAACACGATGAGCAGGAGGAGCCCCATTTACTTGCCCTTCGGTGGCGCAGTCAGGGTGGCCAATTCCTTCTCGAGCAAGTCGCGCAGCCGCACTACCAGCGTTGGGTAGTCCTCGGCGATACCGTTATAGGCCAGGTCTAGCGCGATGATGGCGTTGCGGACGGCCCCGCGCTTAAAGGCCCTGTGGCTTTCCTGAGCTTTCTGTTCCTGGATCTGTTCCAGGTTCGTAGGATCGGGCATAGTGGTGCTCCCGTTAATGCGGCGCCCGATGCGCACGCGGTTCCTCAGCAGCCACAGGCTCCTCATACTCATGCACCTGGTAATCCCCGCTGGGGCCGACGGGCTGGACCATGCCACTGGACCAGATAAAGAGCTGGCGATCCACGGCACTGAGCAGCCGCCGCAGCACCTCCCCGTAGCCAAGATACTGGTCTTCACTCTTCGGGTCCAATACCCCGAGCGCTTGGCGCATCATCTGCTCGACTTCAGGCGAGGGAGACTCGGGACTTTCCTCCGCCAACTGTTTGACGAGTGCACCCTGGACGGCACGAAGATCCTCGATATAGCCGCGCGGTGCATCGGCATCCGGCGGAGCAAGCGCCTCACGGATGGAGGCGATAAGCGCTTCCATGGTCGGATCATAGTCAGGCATGGGGTATCTCCTCGACAGATTACGGATGGGCTTGTTGTTCCTGGGCAAGGATCTCCTGCGCACGACGCAGCAGCGTCGCATAATCCGCGTGAGCTGCGTCGCCCTGGGGACCATCGACCAGCGCGATAAATTGGCGGACCGCTTGTTCGGTGATCCCGACATCCTGTTCAGCCATGGCGTACTCCTAGCGTTTCTTGCGGCGCCGATTGAGCCGCGCACTCCGTAAGGCAATCGCGATCATCTGCTTGCGTGGCCGCTTCGTCCTACTGTGTTTTAACTCGTGCATCACCTGGCCGACTTTGCGTTGCTTGGCTTTTTTGCTGGCGCCTTTACGAATCATGCGGATGGGCATAGACTACCCCCGAGCACCTTGACCCACGGCCTGCCCGTTCTGCCGCGGCTGGCCATTGCGTCCTGCGATGCGTTGCTCCTGTGCCATCGTCACCAGCCGTTCCGCTTCCCGCGCCTCGAGCAAGGCCTGCTCTTCCTCCACCTCAACACCTGGACGGGCTACTTCGCCCTGTTGTAAATTATAATAAAACGTTTCGTATGACATCGCCCCATTGAGGAACGTCTGCATGAGAGCCTGAAGCTGTTGGGGCGCTAACGTTGTGGCCGCGATCTTGTTGTTCAGGTTGTAACTAATCGCAGGATCATCGAGCCGTTCACTTTGGCCATTCCACCAGGCGTGCCACCGTAACAAGGTGGTCAATCCCTCACTTACGTTGCGAATCAACGTCTGTACGGGACTCTCACTCCCCTGCGTGCGCGTAAGCATGGCCGTCATTGTTTCGGGAACCAGGGGTGCCACCTCCAGCAGACTCGCGCCACGGGCGGCCATGTCATGGAGGTCCTGCTGCATCGCGTGCTCATGCGGCTGAAGGCCCTGGCCCTTGTATTCCAGCATACCCGCCTGCGCCCCATCGGGCAAGACCCAGGCGACGAGGGAGCCGATGAGGAGTTCGGTGGCGGGATCGAGATTGCCGCTCACCCAGGGCGTCGGGAGCGAGGTCAGGTGCAAGGCATGCTCATAATCTGCGCTATGCCTATAATACCTATAACTAATCTCCACAAGCGATTCCAGGAGCGATTGCACAATATCGAGCTTGAGGGACAGCGGCGTCATTGAGACGAACGGGAGGAACTTCAGCGGCTCCCCCATGCGATCAGGGATCCACGTCTGCGTGGGCATGAACGTAGCGGGCTGGCCCCCCAGAGTAGCCGGCACTTTCACCCACACGCTCACCTCATAGACGCCCTCCTCATTGAGCCGGAGCACCCGGCGCTGGAGCTGATTCTTGATCACGAAGTAGTCATCCGTGCCCCATGCTCCCTGGCGCATGGGCACACTCTCCTCAAGGACGATCATGTCGATATGCTCCGCCCCTTCGCGCTCTACTACATGCCAGTTGACGATCTCCTCGGTCGCGTAGGGTATCCAGTACGGGCGAGAACCAGGCGGGGGAGGAATGACCCGGCCATTCGGCAGCACGGTCGGCGCGGGGAAATCGAGCAGGACGCCGTACCTCCCCATGCGCAACGTATCGCGTACCACTTCTTCCGCAAAGGTGCGCAGCGGGAGGCCAGTGCGGGTCACATTGCGCATCTGAGGATCGAGTTGAGAGGGCACCTCCAGTTGCGGTTCACGGCGAAAGATCGCCCCCGTCAGGCCGAGCGCGACCCATTGGGGTGCGCCGCTGCACGTGGCGCGGTCGCGGTACGCCGCGTATTGGGAATCGAGGCGCATGCCTTCAGGTCTGGGCAGGTAGCGCGTGCCGGCCTGCTTGATACCGGTACTTGAGCGAGCACTATTGGAGGACACTACCGCGGGTTTGATGTTTCCCGATCCGGCATAGGCATCACGCAGGGTCTGCCAAGTATACACATACTCATCGTATTGAGGATGGTTCAGCGCAACGGACATAGCCTAGAACCTCAAGCCGCGCATCTCGGCCTTCGTGGGCAAGGGCATGGTACATTCATATCGGCACTCATCCCCCACATGGTCTTCCGCGTCCGTATCAGCATCATCTGCATCACGCGGATCGCGCGGCAAGATGGGCACGGTACGGATAAATTGGCGACACGTGTTAAAGACAAACAGCCCCGGCTCCTCCATCGGCCAGTGACGACTCGCATTGAGCAACTGTCGCAACATCGACCAGCCCTGACGCCGCGAGCCTGGCCCTTTCTGGGCCGCAATAAAGCTTACGCCCTGGGTCGCCATCTCCTGCGCAATCGAGCGGCCGTTGACGACATCATAAATCTGGCTATCCGCAGGGCCAGCCTGAATACGGCCCGCATAGGGCGAGCTAGCCTCGACCTCCCTAATGCGCCGCGCAATGTCGGTATTAGTAAGCCGCAAGCCTTCATTGGGCTTGCCATTCCACCCATACAGTTCCATAAGGCGAAAGCGCGTGCCCTTGCGATAGACAACCTGCTGCGGTCCAGCCGGGCATGCCCCGTCGGCATGCGCCCACCACCCCACGCTAAACGGCTTCGAGCTACCCCAGTCAAACGCCCGCCGAATCGTCCATGCCGTAGGAATGTCGAACGGCTCTAGCACATGCACCCGCGCGTCCCACACGTCATCGAGCAGCCCGCCGGCAATGACATCCCAATCCCCATACCGCCAGGCTTTAAGGAGTGCCTCATTGCCCCCGGCTGCCGCCATAACCCGCTGCCAGTACGTGGGGTCGTTGCGCATGAGCAGGGCATTGTCTTCCAGCGTTGAGGGGATGTAGCAGCGCTTGACGGTGATCGTCTCGCCCGCCACCGTCTCGACCGCATCAAACGGCGTCAGCGGTGGGGCAGGATCAACGTAGCGGGCACGCAGCCAGTTATGGCCGACGCCGCCAGGATTGGCGGACCCCCGAAACACGCACGGCACGCCCGCTGCTGAGCGCAAGGTTGCGCGTAGGAGATCGACGGCCTTGCTGTCAGGATAATTGCCCAGCTCATCGCCCCCGACCCAGGTATTACTAAACCCTTGATACTGTGTCGCATCTTTGATGCTGGCGAGATACCGCATGCGCAGCCGTGCGCCATTAGCAAAGGTCCAGGTCCGCTTGGCCGCCTGCCAGGTGCCGCCCATCGCGGGGAAGAAGTCCTGAAACCGTTGCTCGACTTCCTCTAACTCTGGATACGTCATACGAAAGAAGAAGCCACGTGCCGCAGGGCCATAGTGCTGCGCATGCCGCAACCAGTCACCGCCCAGGCCATCGGTCTTCCCACCGCCGCGCGCTCCACCAAAGAGAATATCCTCGACAGGACAGCTCATGAGGGCGTGTTGCTTGGGCTGGGGATACCACAGGACGCGACCCGCAACGGACGCAGGCGGGGCGGTCGTTGCCACAGGCTATGCCTCATCAGGCTTGTGCCCGTTGGTGGGCAAGAGATGTTGCACCGATTGCGCCCATTCCTCGGCGCTGGGCGATTGGGCGGGGAGGAAAATAATCGTGGGCTGCGCAGCAGCTTCACCATCAGGCGTGGTAAGCGCCACCTTCTGGAACGTACGACCATAGGTCTCAGGATAGCGACGCTCCAATTTCCACGCCGCGGCTTTCCAATCACCCTCCGTCGCAACCTTCTCAATTTTCGCCAGCCACCCGATAGCCGCACGGCCCTCCGCCTCCTGGAGCCGTTCATGCAACAGGGCCAAAGGGGTCCCGGCGGGCGCCGTCGCGGCCTTCTTGCGCCACCGCCCGAAGGTATCGACACTAAT